TTTTTCACTTGCATATACATTACCAAACACGAGAGAACGTGAACTTTGTTATTATTATAGCACATTGGTTCATTGTATGTTTTTACATGTACTTTGCAATAGCATTAGCATTTATTGTGCTTAAAATAAAAATCGTGTAGTATATTTTTATCTATTGATATTTTATAAATGGAGTTAAAGCCTAAGGAAGACACCTCAAGTCCAAGAATTCAATATGAAGAAGAATATTTTATGAATAGAGAATTAATCGATGTATGTAGCACAAAACCATCTAAAAAATATTCAAGTGAAATTATACTTTTAACAGCAAAAGACCTTTTAAATAAGGGTGCTAATCCTAATTATAAGGATGAAGACGGTAATAGTCCTATAATATTAGCAATTAAAAATAAAAATATTAAATTAGTTGAACTACTTTTGTATCGTGGAGCTACTATTCCAGAAGAAGAAGATGTTGTAATCCCTGAAAAAATAAAATTAATTATTCATAATTGGCCTACTACTATGGGATTATTGGCAACCAAAAAATTAGGGTTAGATCTAGATTATCAAATGAATTTGAGTGAATATTTAGGCACACGCGTAGCAAAAGGCAAAAAAAGAAAGTCCAATAAAAATGAAAAAAGGTCTAGAAAAAGAAGAAAATAAAAATAATAAATATTTTATATAAAAAAGGTTAAAGAAAAATCTAATATTATATTGTGTAATAGAAGATATTACCAAACTTGCTCCTTTAGCTCAGTGGTAGAGCATTGCACTTGTAATGCAAAGGTCTTGGGTTCAATCCCCAAAGGGAGCTAAGACCCCCCCCTCCCTTATTTGGGAGTGTGTTAAATAATATAATTTTTTATATTATTTGTCAAATAAAAAGGGAGGGATTATAAGGGAACCGTAGGTTCCCTTAAAATTGATTTTTTAAATCATATTACAGAGAAGCATACAAATACAAATATAAATCAAACAAATGTCTCTCGATTATCTTGCGAACAAAAACGCCCATCCCCGCGACGCTTTCATCCAATTTGATGAACCAACCCACGTCTACACTGTCCACGGCGACAAAACATTCATGTCAGTTACAACATGGAACCACCACCATTTCCCCAAATTTGACGCCGACAAGATTATCAAGCAGATTATCAGCAGTAAAAAACACAAGACAGACCCCGAATACAAGTATTATCAGATGACCGCCGGACAAATCATGGATATGTGGAATGCCAACCGCGACGGAGCGTCTTCTGCAGGAACCAATATGCACTATGACATCGAGTGTTTCTATAACCAAATAGATGTCTCCAATGACAGTGTCGAATACCGTTATTTCCAGAACTTTCTTAGAGAAAACCCTCATCTACATGCATATAGGACCGAATGGACTATTTACCATGAAGAACTGAAGATAGCAGGTTCAGTAGATATGGTTTACGAGAACCCGAATGGAACGCTTCTCATATATGACTGGAAAAGATGCAAGGAAATAGTGAAGGAAAATTTGTATGGAAGCACGGCAACCACAGAATGCATCCAGCATTTACCAGACACCAACTTTTGGCACTACGCGTTGCAACTCAATACATATAAAACCATCATTGAAGAGAAATATGGGAAAAAAGTCGTTGGATTGTGTCTGGTTTGTTTGCACCCCAACAATGCGGATTATCAATTGATTGAAGTCCCCTTTATGGAGAAGGAACTGGTGGATTTGTTTGAATATAGGAAAGAGATGCTTAAAGCGCAAGCAACCGTTAAAGCGCAAGCAACCGTTAAAGCGCAAGCAACCGTTAAAGCGCAAGCGACTGTTAAAGCGCAATTACAAAAAACAAAGCCTTTACCAAAGGCATCTGCAGAGAAGGCATCTGCAGATAAACCCTTAACAAATTATTTCAAACCTGTAGAGAAAAAGGGCAGTGGTTTATTGATAAATCTAAATAATATATAAATAAATAATTAATTAAATCATAATAATGCTAACCTATTTACTGGATAAATTTGCCAAAATTAAAAAAGACAGGGCTCTTTATTGTTCAAAAATTGAAGAAGAGACCCAAAAAAAAGAAGAGTCAAAAACTCCCATAATCTACGATTTCATTTGCAAAAACACAAGAAAGAAATAGAGAAAAAAATATAAACATTATTTATTTATATATTTTAAATGCAGTTCCCAAAAAGCCCCTTTTATATTATTGGAAAGTTAATTTTAAACTATTTTTTTTTTATAATCCAGTATATCAAGTCATTTAATAACAAACCACCAGCAAAACCAATAGAGACCCCCACGCACGTAGAGACCCAATACGAGAAAACATGCAAAAAATACGCAGAGTTCTACGGAAAAGAAACCTACGATGAGAACTCCAACATAGACCCCGTTCTCTACGATTTTTTAAAAAGAAAAGATATTTTTGCAAGTGTAGACAATGAATTAGAGAAACAATGGAAGTCGCGAATCCTTATTGAGAATACCCCGCGAGGAAACGTGATGATATATTTCAATCCTTATTTGCTGTCGTATCAGTATTATAGCGACGAACAAATTATTCCATACAAGATTCTGGAGCAAGTGGCGACCCGATATGTTATAATGTTTCGATGCAAGGATTTCTTTATAGACCCGGAAAAAAGACCCGGCAATAAAATTTTGGAAGTTTTGCAGAAAGAAGAGGATTCTCTCAAGTCCAAGAAAATGAAAGTCAATGATATCACAAAGTGTGTGAATATCCAGTCGGAATCAAAAGATGTGTTTGCTGCATTGAAAGATTATAGGTCTGAGGCAAAGCCGACCGAAGTCAAGACGACTGAAGCGAAGACGACTGAATTAACAAAGGCAGATACAAAGGCAAAAAAGAAGGTAGAAGAACCCAAGTTTTCCAATAAATTCGTGAGGATTGGAAAAATGTGCGAGTTCAACATTACACAAAAACCTGCGGATAAAAAAATTGATGCGGTCAATGAACTCATGTTTGGTTCAAAACCGGTCAATAAAGTGGTCGATTTCTTTGACGACTTGGAAATCGTGGAAATGCCCGAAGATGAACCAAAATCGGCTTACAAGATGTTCAAGAACCAGCAATTGTCAAAGTTGAAGACTGCATAAGCTCCTGTCGTTCCTTTTCCTGTCGTTCCTTTTCCTGTCGTTCCTTAACCCATTCTAGAAACGCATTGCATTTATCTAGTGAAAACATCGTGCCCAAATGGCTTTTTGCAATATGATAAGCCATTCTCTCTTTGTCATTGAGAGAATCCAGAAATTCTTTTTCTAGAATTTCTTTTTCTTTATCGTTATCCATTGTATTAGTTAATTATTTGTTATTATGTATTTTTACCAAAGAATTTTCAATTTTTTAAAGTAATTGTATACTTGATTCTATTGTATCTTTTATTTTTTTAATTTTTTCTGAGTTAGTATTGCTAGATTCAAGTATTTCTTTAATTGTTTTGTTGGAAATGTTAAGGCTTAACAATGCATTAACCTTTTCTAAATTTGATGTTGTAACGGAATTATCATTGACAATTGCAGAAACAATATTAAATCTTCCTTGAGACATATTTTCAAAAATAAGTTCATTTGTAAATATACTATTTATAATAATAATTGAAAGAAAAAGTATAATAAGAGCCGTAATTTTGTTCATATAATGTATAATTATATTTTTTAACATCATACTCTTAGGTCCTTCCCTTAAAAGGAGGGGTCATACAGCCGTCAGGCCTTAAGCAAAGCGGCGCCTTTAGGGGAACCGCAGGTTCCCCTAAAATTGAACTCTTTTTATGTTTCTCTGCAGAGAGACATAAAATAAATAATCAAACATCAATTAACAAAATGAACATCTTAATTATCGTGCTTGGTTGCCACATTGCCTATTTGCTCAATGACCGGATAAAGACCGCGGTCCAACTAACGACCGTTTTGCCCAATGAAAACATTGTCTGGGGTTTCAGCGGCGGAATCAAGAACAAAATGGTAGACAAAGTATCAGAAGCAGAGAAAATGAAAAAAATAGTTACAAACAAAGAACCGTTTGTCTACGGTTCAAAATCCGAATGGGATTATATTTTGGACGAGGAATCCACCAACACTGCAGAGAACTTCACCATGTTCCGCCGAATTTTGGAAAAAGAACCGGACAAGTATTCAGACATATACGTGGTGACATCGGACTTCCACTTTGATAGAGCAAAAATGATTGCAGACGGAATCATAGAAAACAATGGCTTTCATTGGGTTCTATCGGATTTGGAATACGGAAACTTCAGAGAAATGGAGAAAGTCCATCTGCAAAATGTAGAGAAAGATGTGCGCATGGCGTTAAGGGAACTCGTCGTAAGGGAACTTGTCGTTCCCTTATAATCCCATACTAGAAAAAAACAAAAAAAACAAAAGATTCATGAATCTTTTTTTTTATTAAAAAAAAGAACCGCAGGCTCCCTTAAAAGGGAGGGGTCATAGGGGAACTACGTTCCCCTAAAAGGCGTTCTTTTAACCGCCGACACAAATTTATAATCATCCAGTTGCGCACATTTTTCCTGCAATGCTTCTAAATATGAAGTCTGCGAAACAGCAGTGTAAGTACTTTCCGGTTTTGCAATCTTGCACACAACATTCACAGGAGTGAACAAAGGCGCACCTGTAAGTGTCTTCGTTACTGTAGAGCATTTTTTAGCTGTATATCCAGTGGTCTTAGCAATATCGGGAGGACAATTAGATGCAATGTCGGAAAGAGTCTTCTTCTTGAGTCGCGTAATGTAATCGGTCTGGGCATTCACGTTTTTACCAGAATCCGGCTTCACCACAGCATATGGAAAAGGCCGATTAATCCACCGCTCCCTTTTCGCCAACATTCCCTTAAACGACAACACAGATGGTTTGACTACAGTGTTATCTTCTAAACTAATTGTTTCGGATGCTTTGATGTTTGGATTTGCATAACGACCATTGAAGTCCTTTGGTCCATTACCCTTGCTCGGAGTGTGGATAAGAGAACGAGACAAAGAAGTCTGGCCAACGTAGCCCTGGTTCCGAGTGGTGCCGTTGATAGAGAATTGTTTTTGATTTACGCTTAAATTGTTATAGCGTGCTTCTGTTTTTCGTTTTAAAGCCACAATCGACATATTTATAATATGGACGGAAAATATTTATACTAAGCAATTCATCTCTGCAATATAATTCATCCCTGCATCCTTTCTAATGTAAAGGGAAGGGGTAAGCGAAGCGACTGTGTAGGTTAATAAGTTTACGCCCTACCTACCGTTTGGCCAAAATCATGAGTCCATTATTATTAAAAAATCGGTCTTTAATATACCACTCGGGATGGTTCGCCAGAAATTCCTGGATACCAAACCACATCCCCTTCAAAATTTCTTCTCTCGGGATTCCAGATTGGGCTGCTAGTTCAGTTGCTTTACCATAAGCCTGCTGATAATTATATCCATATTCGCGCACAGTTTCTCCGTCCACCTCATCAATTGTGGTGTCGTGCATAATGATGTATTTATTGCAAACTGCAGAGAACTTCTCCAATTCTCTACGGATTTGCCCATAAACATGCCATGTGTCGATGAAAACCAAATCGAATGTCTCGTCTGGCGCAAACTGCAATTCCAAATCATTTTTCCACTCGTATTTGACATCAAGATTCAACCCCTCAACGGCATCCACGAATTCGCCAATCTGACACTCACGCGAATCATTCATGAACATACGTTTGCGAATACCATTCTTGTTCTCCAGAAGACCTGCAGAGATGGCCCACGAAGAAATGCACCCACGAACACCCAATTCGATAGCACTGTTGCACTGTTTGGCGTATCTGAACAATGTTGGTAGATGCTCATTGATGTCGGACGCAGTGTTGCACAGTCCGCGAAATTTTTTTATAATAATGTCCATTCTTATAAAAATATATGGGTTTCTCTGTTTAAATGGCTTTTTACACAGAATAAAATTCTCTTATATCGGTGAATTTTTCATTGTTTAAAACCGTCATCATTGCATTAAACTGGGTAGGCAGTTCCCCATTCAAAATGCACTGCAAAATGTCTGGCGAAAATCCAGACACCACCGTAATTCCAAATATCTCCTCAAATTTTAACACATTCTGTTTTACATTCCAGTAAACAATCTGGGGCATCTTTATTTCGGCATCGGAAAACATTTTCTCCATTGTCTCTCGGGTTGCCTTGTTGTATAAACTGTCGGCTTGGTTCAAAGGCATGTCACTGACAATAACTAGTCTCTTTCCACCAAAATTATCTGTCATCATAATCTTCAATGCCTCGCAAATATTAATTGAAGAACTGCTCGGCATAATTCGCATCTTCTGCACTTTCTCATAAAGCGTCTCCGCCTCTACATCTACAAACTGCGGATTTGGTTCAAATGTGAGAACCCGTTCTCCCAACAATCCTAGGGTAATAGAAATCAACAAAGTAATACCATTTGTAGAGAAGGAGACATCACTTAAAACCACGGTCTTGTCCATTTTGTTCACGGTTTTCCAACTGGATTCAAGCTCATCATTTAAGGGACGACCCACCAAATATGGAGCAACAATCTCATGTGGTGCTACGCAAGGTCTTACAACTGTGTGTGCTTCATATTTCTCTCGGTCATTTCTCTCAAATGCCTTCTTATGTCGTCGAAACGCCTGGAATGGAACTTTTTTGTAATCCACGCTTTCCCAATCTTTGGCGCACATTTTTTGCTCAAGAATTCCAATATAGGTGCGCAAAGGCGTCAGATACTTCTTGCGTAGTTCAGAGATGGGAATCTTCATTGAACGGGCTAAGCGGAAAGTGAGTGCAGTTTTTTTATTTACGGCGCTGGTTTCAGAAGGAACCCATTTGGCAGCGAGAGAAACCGGTTTTCCAAGCTCCATATTGACATGGTCGGCAACCAATTGCTCACCCAGATGCTTCAAGTAGGCATACATGGCTTTGGAGTTTCGGGGCAAATAAATAAAATCGTCGTAGCGTCCATACTTTTTCAAAAACAGCGGCATATTTTCAATCAACTGTTTTTCGTCGTATTTCTGCAACCATCCGAGTAAACGACGCCCCAAATTGCGTTCGCCGCGCCCACTGCGAATGTAGGCAATGGTTTTCATAGTATACAGTAAACTCTCTTTGGCAGAAGCATCGGCCAAAGAATATAACTCATCATCACTTGTATCACGCTGTGCCCCATAAAAGAAATTGAGAACAAATGGTGGGGTAACCATTTGCTCCGTTGCTAACACGGGCTCTTGCACCACAGGCTCTTTTTTTTTTGAACCAAACATATAGTTGAATACATTGTAGATTAGTGACATTATAAATATATAAGACAATTGTTTTATATATTTTTATTTTGTAGATGTATTCAAAATCTCGCAAATGAGACAAATAGAGAAGTTTGCGCCGTTCAAATCCACGGTTTGCCCCTTGTCGTTCATCAATTTAATGGCAATTTTTTGAATACGAACTGGTCCATAGTATTTGCGGTCCTGATTCTGCATGGTGCCTCCAAATTCCATATAAGTTTGGCCAAATTGCATACCAGTCAATTTCATTGGAATCAACGCAAAAACGTCTTTCATATAAGGTCCAGAAGCATAACTTTTGGACTTTGTTCGTTTGTTCTCTATGATTTGGTTCATCGCATACAATTGTTTTGATGTGAGTTCTGTAGTTAATTTATTGGTTGCAGAGACCGCGGTTTTAAGACCTGTTACGGGGTCGCACTGATAAGAAACGCGCGAAGCATAAGAAGGTAATGCAATGTCATTTTCCAAAGATGTAATTGTAATCAAACCCGCATTCACATGGTTCTGGATAAAATCGTCCAACACAACCAAAAAATAATTATACAGATTGGTATTCAAAACGACGTCACCAATTACAGCAATTTTTTTACTCGTTGAATTGTATGAATACGTATATTTATAGGTTTTACTATCAAAAATATTGTTTTTATAATTTTCGGTTGCAAGATATTCGCTGGTTATTTGTGTAAAATCGACCAATTTATATTCTGTAAAAGAATGAAATCCAAGAAGCCAGCCAAGCGTAGAATCCCAGGTTGCATTTTGGGTAACACCCACGTTGCAATAAACAAAACTGTCCGAATCGTAGAAAACAAGCTTGAAATCACTCGAGTAATACGTTTTGTTTACATTCATCCGAATATTTGCATACTGCAAATTGCCGTCATTTACAAGCGTGATTTTACTACCATTTGTCAAAGAATTGGCATCAAACAATGTTTGGATTGTATTAATCAAACCTTCTCTCGTGTAAACTGTGGGTAACGTATTGTTATCAAGTGGCACTGAAAACACAATGTCATTTGCACCACCAGGATCCGCCACACCATTAAAATATGGTTTAAATATAAATTGATTGTTCAGCGTATTCAGTGTAATTATATTATTGAAAACAGGGCTTCTGCCAAATACTTCTGCATGTGTTAAAGCCGTGCTCATATTGTTTGCCAAATTGTAGGAAAAATCCATAAATAAATAATTGTTCCACGAATTGCGTGAGCTATTATCAATAAATGAAACTTTATAATTAGTCTCGGTCAAAATCTTGTTTATTTTGAATTGCAATGTTAATGTTGAATTTCCAAATAAAATACTGCTTCCATTCATAATCGGATAATTGTCAGAATCCACAAAACGGATAAAATCATTATTTATGCCTCTTATTAAATCATCCAACACACCATAGTTGGCTTCCGTGAAAAACAATTCAACAATTGGACTATTTTGATTGCCATATCCATTTCCATTGGGTCCGCCCGTTTTTTTGGGAATCAATACAATTTTGTTATTTGAAGCGTTAATTGTAATTGACGGCGCAGAACTAAATGCTTTTACCAGTGTAAAATTAGAATTAGTCAAATTATTATAACTTGTGTCATAAAAAAATGGCGCCTGGCTCAAAAAACATGATGACAAGTCGACAATGTATGTTTCTTGGGTAAATTCTCTCGCAATATCAAATTGGAATCTGGCTTTGTCCTGGAAAATTGTTAGTCCTGTATTGTAGGTAGAAGAACCAACATTTATGTTAAATTCACCATTTGGTTTAAATATTGGGTCAATGGTTGTATCATTCATTGCAATCAATGCATTTATAACAGCGTCAAAATAATTTGTGAACAAATAACCGTTTGGAAATCCATTTGTCGAAGATGCAGGAACTGTCGCAATACGCGTATTTTCAATAACATTATAATCTGGTTTTATACACTCTATTTGTATGAGTGCTGAGCTCAAATCAATTATATAATTGGTTAAGAGCGTCTCTGTTTCAGACAGAACTTCGTTTAGTTCAATTGTGTTGACATTTTTAAAAACAAAACACGAATCCGCTCCTGTCCATATGTGTTTTCCATTAATAGTGGTTTCATCTGGAAAAACAATTGCTAGTTTTGAATTATCCGTTTGGAAAATTTCTGCACGATTCAATTTAATAGCAATTTCATAATGGGAATTGGACAAATCTCTCGATGTATTATTTACGCGGTTAAAATAAGACCATGTTTGGTCCAAATACTTGTTTGCAGCCATTTGCAATTTAACGTTTGTCTCAATTGCATTCCTACTATACGTATTATTTGCAAGTGTAAGTATAATTGGTATCCGGTTTATAATTGTAGATGTGCCAATATCAAACTGGTCTGTTCCCAAATACTGATATATTGTAAAGTAATTGTTGGAAAAATCATTCTGACTTATATTTACTGTATACAATGACTGGTTTGCAGATAAAGTATCTCCAATAAGTGGTAAAATATTTCTCTGCGAATATGCAACATATGGGTAATAATTTGTGTAGTTAAAACCTAAAAAACTGGGGATTGTCAGACTTTTATCAGTTCCAATTACGTTGGGAGTTGACCATGTGGGAAAATACAGTTGGTAATCTGTCTCGTTGTATTTTTTCTTCAAATCAAATTCAAAAACAATTTTGGAATTTTTTGCCCCCAATTCATAGGACATCTTTGTTTCGCCAAAACTTAAATCAACCACGCTGCTATAAATTGAATTATACTTAATTTCAGAATCATTTCTTACTCCTTTTAAGAAAGAAATTTGATTATTGACTGCATTAACAATACCATTTCCATCATACGTTCCGGAACCAATTTCAACCTTTATATTGTGGTCGCCATTATTGATGCCGGGACTGTTGCCCTTAATATAAAAAAAATTGCTTCCAAATGTTTCATTAATGGTGTACCACGTATAAGGGATTTGTACCGAATACAGTTTCATCGAAATCACATTGTCAATGCTTTCCGACAAATTCATTGTGAAATTGGTGGCGCTTGTATTTCCTGGGTCTTCACGAAATTGACTATCAATTGAAATCATTTTGAAAATGGTTTTTCTCTCCACGGGGTTTAATTTTCTAGGGTCCGCAATATAATCTATATTATGGGTTGCTACAGTGCTGATAGTGGTGGTTGATTCGCCAATTTTTTGGGTAGCTTGTTCTTTTGCTTTTGGGTCACCAGCAGCTACTGTTTTTTCGTCAAATTTTTTATTTGCTTTATGGGGTATTAATGCATTTTGTGTGTCGCGATTGATTGTTAATTGTTTTACAAGAGCATCTAGCTTTGGGTCTTTTGCTTGTTCATTCAATTTGGAGTTGTCATTTGCCTGAACAATTTTCATATCGTATTCAAACCCTTCGACCATATCCTTGCTTCCATCCTCACTTTCATCCTCACTTTCATTCTCACTTCCATTCTCACTTTCATCCAAAAAAAAACGGTCATACATTGTTTCAAAAAACTGGTAGAGACGTTTCGACTTCTCTTCATATTTGTCCATAAATTGCAGAATTTTCATTTCCAGTTCTCTATCGGTCGGATTATCCAACTCTAACATGGTAAAACATTCTTGGTCTGTATAATTATTTATATTGTATTCCATTATTGTATACTATAGATTATAACAATTTATATATTTTTTTTTCACAATCTGTTTTTGAACATGTTGATAATGTATTCTGTGAGGTCTGTTTTTTTTTCTATAATATCTAGTGGGAAAATGGTGATTCCGTGGCTTCTCTTCTGGTGTCGCTTACCCTTGAAACAATATGTGTCAAATTCTGCCATCACTTTCTCTTCTTCTTCTGTCATGTCGGTTCTGTCGATACGCGCCTTACCTAAATATGAATACCGGTTATAATTGCCGTCTTCATACACGCCATACCTACTGGGGAAGGGCATGTTCTTCACCATTCCCACGCCTTCAATGCGATTTCTCTCATTGTTCATTTCTAGAACAAACATGATTGCATCTTTGCAAACAAATCCAGAAATTACTTTTGGAACTCCATAAATGCATTTCAGGCCTTTGATGTTATCACAATAAGACAACATCTCTGCGTGGCTTTTATTATTGAACCGCGTAGTCATTATATAATGTTTTTTGGGAATTCGCTTTAATTGTTCCAATGAACGAATTCGGGCATTTCGCAAAAGTTTTGCACGGACCTCGTTTTCAATTTCATTATCAGATTCGTCGGAATCCATTTTTAATATATATTTTTTTTGTTTCTCTGCAGAGAAAGAGAACTTTTTTTCAATTTTAAAGGGAACAAAGGGAACCAAGGTATTCAGAGAAGCTTCGCTCCAAGGGCACGCCTCGGGCGTACCCGAGCCGTTGTGTCTCTTACGCCTTTTAATCTCTCCTTTTACACTTTTAATTATTTATGTGCATCACGTCTTGAACCAAATTGATAATATCCAAATAGTAGTCCATCGACGCAGTGATGAAATCCCCCTGGTAATAATCCGCTCGTTTCAATATGTTATTGGTGTCATATGCAACGTAGAGTCCAAAGATGCCAATTCCTGCACCGGACAGCCATTTATTATACACTCCAGAAAACATTGAAACTATGCGAGCAATCAGGAGAGAAAGAAGGGCAAAAAACAACCCTACACCTACCCGGTATCCAAGAACCGGAACCAATGCACCAACAACAAACATAATGGCAAAGATACCCATGGCGCCTAAAATGCCATTACGAATTGCATCTTCGCTATATTTCTTTTTATATACAGCAGAAAGCCTGCCCAATACATACGAAAACAGAACAAACACAAAAAATTTAGCCCAATAAGGCAAATTTGTCCATGCAATAACCAGCAATAAACCAATGGAACCAAAGAAATAAAGCCAATAGTTTTCCGGAACCGGATAATTTTCCATAACATAATAGGTTATGGCAAGCTGAACGAGCAAATTCGTAAAAATCTTTGCTAAGAATCCGCTATTTTTTATGAGCAAAGTAGTAATGTCTCCGCCAACAACAACATTGTTTGAAAACGTGAAAGAAAGAACCATTATATATAATGGTGTAAAAAAATGTACCCACATATATTATCCAAATGTCGTCCATATCGTCTTGCGACAGCTTTCATATTTCCGTGGACGATGATGATGACCCATACACCAGACGAATGGATGAGCTCGAAGAACAATATTCGGGGTCAGATAGTGGTTCCAATGATGCCGCATCCAATGTAGAGAACAACATGAAAAGGGAACTGGAAATCATTTCTCTCTATTTGAAATGCAAAAGAGGCATTTACACTATGGCTTCTAACAAATACAAAACATATTCAGATGCATTATTAATAATTTCATTATTGTTTTCCGGATCTTTAGTTGTTTTCCCATTGTTCTCTGCAGAGAAAACGGCAATGAGTTCTCTCGGGTTGTTAACAATGTTTTGCATTTTTTTAAAAAATTATTATAAACACGACATTACGAGCCACAACTACAATATGGTTTCTCTCAACTACCATAAATTACAATTAAATGCAGAAAACTTCTTATCTAGATTGGTTTATTTTTCAAACAGGATAGAGAAACAAACTGTGTTCTATGAAAAAATGAGAGAAATCGAAACCAAGTTGCAGGATTTTAAAGAGGAATCCATTCAAATCCCTGGTTCAATTGTTTCTCTCATGCCCGTCACCAATAACATGAATATATTCTCAAGCATTCATGAGGTTGAACTAACCCAAAAGGAATTGGCAACGCGTTACAAAACAATTAACACTGAACTCAAAACCAAAAATGGAGAGAAAGACCGCGTGCGGTTTCTCAAAGAGAACAAAAAAAAAATAAGGGATAAACTGAACAACCCAGATTATTCGGGTATTCGAGAACCTTTGGAGAAAGAATATATGCTGCATTTATGCGGATGAATTGCCCATTTGGTAAGCAACCCAATACCATGGGTCATTGTAAACAATCTTGATATCCTTTTTCTCTTCAAACCTGCAGAGAATCCGTTTGGAAAGGTCGTTCTCGACCCAGGTTTTGAACTTGATAATGACACGTTTGTTAGTTTCGTCGTTCTTATTTGGGATTTCAATAATTTTTTCAATAAAGCCAACGCGAAGAGCACGAATCTTTTCAAAAATCTCCTGCTTGGCAATGGTGGAATCAACTCTTGGAATACATATTGTGATGTCGGTTTTGTTATGCTGCATATAGGTTTAATATAACGGTGTTTTTAATATAATTTAAGTTCAATTTTTGGGAAACCAAAGGGCGCCTTTCCCATACCAATGAAGATGTAAACCGTTATGTTTTAAATCTTCAATATTATAATTAAGCAAAACTTTGGTTTGTTTATTTTATAATATCAATTCTATAAGTGGTTTCTATCCTAAGGGAAGGGGTCGTAGGGCGTAAGTCCCAAGGGCTGAATAACCGTAGGTTTCCCTACTCTGTCTCTAGTAAAAACTATAAATTTATGGTGGATGTCGTGCATCTATTTTTTTTTAAAATATTGAAGACCAATGAGTCATTTGCTAATCTTGCTGTTTAGAGACATATTTAATTTGCTAAAATCTTTAAGTCCGTTTTTTCTCTATTGTTCTTATATATGTCCGCCGGCGATTATATTGCATTAAAAAAAACAAAACTTCTCCAAAACTATCGGGTGAATACCGTAAGCAGTGTAAATTTCCCCCAGGTATCTTATGAAAACTACGTGCACAACTTAAATCTGAAAGCCGTCAAATGTTCCACCGCCACTTATGGAAATGGCGTGGCAAAGCCGTTAACCATAAATAGCATACTGGTTGGTCGGACAAATACCTGCCCCGCAAACACATATGAGGGTCCCATCATCCGCCCAGTAATCAATGCGGATGTGCCTTTGCAGAGTGTACCGACGGTTCCCACCAAGTTCCAGATGCCCTCGTCGGAAGCGGCGTCTCTCTCCATTCCAGCCAAATACAAAGTTGCGTGTTACAAGGGACAACATGGATGCGAACCATTTATGCAACCAGCGCGGTCCTATTGGGTTTCTGAGCCAAACACGAGACCCTATCACCGCCAGTGGAATTTGAAGAAGGCGAGCATGATGAGAGTGACGGACTCGACCACATTCAGTATGTAAAGGGAACCTTGGTTCCCTTTTAATCCCTCCTTAAAGGGAACTACGTTCCCTTTTAATCCCTCCTTAAAGGGAACTACGTTCCCTTTTAATCCCTCCTTAAAGGGAGGGGGTATGGGGGAACCGTAGGTTCTCCCTCCTTTATGATAGCTTTTTAATCCAAAGGGAGGGGGTATGGGGGAACCGTAGGTTCTCCCTACGTTAAAATAGTATTTATAACTTGTTGCCAAATTATAAATGGATGAAGATGAATTGTGGATACAAGAACAACAAAAAATATTGAATATAAAAATGAACTACAAGAGAGAACCATTGGAATACATAAATCTACATTTTTGTTATGTGGATGCAGAGAACGCCATCGTCAATTTGAAAACGGAAAAATACACTTTTAGTGAAATGCAAACAATTACCGAAGCACAATTATTCAGCATCATTGAAGAGAAAAAACACGATGCAAACATAAATTACATTTTTTCGGAGCTTTCTCTCTTTATTGTGGATGTGGAACCCGAAAACATTCAGTCCATTGAACCTACTAGAACACCTTTTTTCAAGTCTTTCCCGTTTATTCAGGACATTGCAATTCCCCCCTCCATTTTCATATTTCATCCACTCAACAGTCTGTTTTTCTTGTTCAAACGACGAAAATCCAATTTAAAAACTGGGTCAAGTAGAAACACCAAGAAAGTGACGTTTCTATTGCCAAAAAAACATACTCGGAGAAACATATAAAGTTTTTACGTCTACTATAATATACAAAATAATGCTGTCAGTTTATGATTCCAATGCATCCATTGATGACCGCATCCATTACCTGAAATTCTACGAGACCTATGACGGTATACCAATTAACCAAAAATTGCACCAAATCCTCACTGAATACAAGGGAAAATATTTGGAAAAAATCATTGACGCCATTTTGTATACGCGCAACATCCATTCTGGACGCGGTGAACGCGATTTGACATATTCGTATTTGTTTACGCTTCAGCAATTTGTTCCAATGAAAACAGTTTTCGTTCTCTACATGTTGGTAAATGAAAACATTGGTTCATGGAGAGATATTCGCACATATTGCGAATTTTTGGCCAAAGAAAAAGGCCAAGACAATCCTTTTATACGACCAATTATCTGTCTCTATAATCACCAGCTCTTAAAAGACCATGAAGCATTTAATGCTGGAAAACCCATTTCGTATGCCGCCAAATGGGCCCCGAGAGAAACGAAAGGACGAGCATGGTTGTTCGACATTTTGGTTTCTCTCTATGACGACCCCGAATACAAGGCCATCCGCTCCGACCCCAACGACGCCGCCATGCGCAAGTGCAAAATGATGTATCGCAAGATGGTAAGCAAGCTGAACAAACATTTGGACACGCTCGAAATCAAACAGTGCGCAAACGAATGGGCAACCATTAATCCCGCGTCTCTCTCTACAAGCCAATTATACAATGGCGCAAAAGCCTTTACACGAACCGGAACGGAAGACCGGATAAAATGCGCATCTACATTCGACGCAGAATACAAAAGAAGGTTGGAGCAGATTGCGCAGAAAAAATACAGCTACAATGTGCCGATATGGAAATTGGTCAAACACATTATCCGGCTAACTAGAGAGAATAAGACGGAAGAACTTGATGCAATGAATCTACATTGGAATTCGTATGTAGAGAATCGTTTTGCAAAAAACCCGGATTACTACATTGCAATTCTAGATGTATCCGAGTCAATGTCGGAAAAAGAATTATATACGGCGATTGGAATGTGCTGTGCCGTTGCATCCAAATCGCATTTTGGCAAAAATGTGCTGGTTGTTGGGGAAACTCTGGAATGGGTGGAATTGACGGGTTGTAAATTTAGTGAAATGGTCCAGCAAATCACGTCGCCCTTTTGGAACAAGTATGCGGTTATTAAAGACGCATTCCAAATGGTTTTAGATGCAGTTGTTTCGGCCAATATGACACCGGAAGATGTAGAGAACTTGAAAATCCAATTGTATACAAAACAGGAGGTGGATTACGAAAGTATTTTTCAGATGTGGAGAGAAGCGGGAACTCAGATATGTGGTAAACCATTTGAATTAAGTGATCTGAATTTTGAGAAAATGTAGGGCGTAGCACCCTTCCAGTTATGTTATAAATCCTTATAAAAATTATATTTGAATTATATGTGTGATAACCCAATTATTGAATGCCCGCACTGCAAAATTACTATTGTTGTAGAAGCGCTAAATTGTCGCATTTTTCGTTGTGGTATTAAAAAATTCAATGGAACACAAATAGATCCGCATTTGAATAAATCCAGTTGTGAACTTCTTTACAACAATGGTTTAATATATGGATGTGGAAAACCGTTCCGTGTAGATATGAGCGGAAATCCGATTTCATGTGATTACATATAATTTAGTAAAAACAAATATAAAGAAATATATCATTGTATATTGTGAAACCAGTTTGGAGCGCAGTTAATATATCTGAATATTAGCGCAATTTCAAAATGTCTTTGTTCTCAAGTTCATTATAAATTATCATTCCCCATAATTTAGATTCAAACAGCATTGCATTAAAAAAATCGAATCAAGCATAGAGAACATTAAGAAGGTTTCAAGCAGCATTTATAACGCGAGTAGTTTAGTGGTAAAATGATTGCCTTCCAAGCAATAGCCTCGGGTTCAATTCCCGACTTGCGTAAAGGGACGTTCCCTTAACCCTCGCTTAACTCAGTGGTAGAGTACCTGACTGTAGATGTCAAATAGTAATCAGGTTGTCGCTGTTTCGATTACAGCAGCGAGGAACATTTTTTTGCTTCATTAGCTTAGTCAGAAAATGACTCGTCTGAAGCGTTTTAAAAATAAGAAAACCCTTTCTTATTTTTACTTATATAGAGGATTCTGTAGAAGAGGGGTCTAAGGGGAACTTTGTTCCCCTTCCCACGTTCATGTAATTGAACACATTTGCCTTGGTAATCGGCGCCTTTGCTTGTTTCTCTGCATCATCCAGCATTTTGGCAATGACATCCATATCTTTCTTCCGCCGATTCACTATATTGGTCGCAATGGTTTGCACGTGGGTATTCTCTGTTTTCTTCAAAACCCTTTGCGACAAAATCATTTCTCTTGAGTGTGACTCCAACATCTGTTTTAAATAATCAGCATCGTTAATCCACCACGAATTCTTGAAAAAATAAATGAACAAGTAGAGAGAAAACCCCAAAACCATATAGTAAAAGAGAGAAACCACGCTCTTATAGGTGTCGTGAATCATTACTTCTAAAATTCCCATAATGCATGCAGAGACCATTGACAAATAAAATTTGCCCATAGTGGGCTGCGGCTTATCCGATGTTATTGCACTTAGCACCCAAAACTGGATAATGAAGGCCACTATAACTGTCAACAACGTGTATTCCAATAATCGCATTTATATAACGTGTAGAGAAAAATATAAAGATTTTCTCTACAAGTAATTAATTAAAATATGCCCATTCGCATGTTCCATATTGGATTTCAATACGGAAACCCCGGGTTTCCAAAAACAGACATAATTTCCCAGCATTTTTCAGACCCAGAAGATAAAATTGTGTTTGATATTCGCGAATCCAATGTTTTGTTAATTGGCAATTTTGTTCAACCGAACGACATCCCAAATATCGTGAATTTTAATAAAGGCCCCAAAATACTCTATGTGGGCGAACCCATCGGCAAATTTGAATTTTCGCACATTTTTGACCAGATTTTTGCAAAAAATATGTATGATTATGCAATTGGATGCATTTCAAACAACCCATCTATGAATTGGATTAAATGCCCTTTTTACTACAATATGGCAACTAATTTTAAAGAGGTCAATGCCTACGTCTCTACAACACAACTGGAAAAAAAGAATGTATGCACCATGATAAATAGGCATGACCCGGGGAATACGCGGATGCCAATCTTGAGAGAACTATCCAAGTATATGCATGTGGTTTGTCCGGGTCGATTGGCAAACAATTGTTCAAGCGAAGAAGTGGACCGGCTTGGAACATCCGAGTATATCAAGAAATTCATTTTCAACATTTGTTCCGAGAATTTTGCGGACTCTCATCCGGGATACATCACAGAGAAATTGATGAACTGCTGTCTTGGAGGGGCAATTCCCATCTATTTTGGCAATTTAGACGAAATAGACCAACGAATTTTTAATAAGGAGCGCATCCTGTTTTTGAACGCAAACAATACAGAAGAAGTTGCGAAACGCGTTATGCAATTGTGTTTGAACCGAGAATTGATGGAACAATTTTATAGACAACCCGTCTTCAAAGATACCGCGGAAGAAGCGGTCAAAGAAATTGGAGATGGGGTGAAAACGTTTTTTAAAGGGAACCAAGGTTCCCTTTTGAACCCTCCTTTTTAAACCTTTGCACATTTAAAACGCCGATTATATAACCTGAAATCGCCTCTGGCGATTTCTTGGATATAAAAGGTAATTTATCAGTTGCAAAGTGACAGTTACCTAAGCACGTTCAAAGATG